TTCTCATTTAAGCTTCTGAGAAACCTTCCCTGGGACTGTACTTTTGATCAACAAAAGGCACAGAGATCCATACAGGAACATCTTTCGTCTGGAAAGCGAGCATTTTGCTTCGACTTATCCAACGCGACAGATCACTTCCCGTTACGGACGCAGGTGGGACTACTATATACCATCTTGAGCTCAGGGAGAAGGGACCAGATGGAGATCGATCTAGGAGCTAGTCAACTCCGGATCTTCTCTGAGGTCGCTAGATCAACGTGGACTTTTGGTAGCGAAACGCTATCTTGGTCCCGCGGGCAACCGCTTGGTCTATATCCTTCCTTCGCCATGTTTGCTTTGGCTCACGGCGCACTATTATATGATTTAGCTAACAAGCTACCTCATACGGACGTGCGTGGTGGTTTCAAGGTCGAGGTCGTAAGACCCTTCTTTGTAGTAGGTGATGACGTCATCATACTTGACGATGACTTAGCACACCTTTACCAGCAAACGATGGAAGACTTGGGTATACCTATTTCGAAATCGAAGAGTATAGCATCTGACATTCTAGCAGAATTTGTCGGTGAAGTCATTACTCATGACTACATCTTCAAGCCTGTCAAGTGGCGTCAGGTGTCAACCAAGTCTTTTAGTGACTTTATCAAGATTTGGGGGTATGAAGCTATACCCCTTCTTCCTCGTCACCTCAGGGCTGTCGCTTATGCTTACGCAGAAGCTCCAGAGCCTGTTGGCTTGGGGATTAACCCTAAGGGTAAATCCTTGAACGAGAGAATGGATCTTTTGATGGATCTATTCCTTGATACTTTTGTTCCTCCTTTGGAGAGAGCGAGAGACGAACAAGAGTCCTTTAGGAGTCTCTATAAGTTCATGAGCGATAGCTCGTGGCTTATAGATGAAACCCCTCATAGTGTTTATGAGGTTAGTTTCATACCTAGGTTTGGGCGACCAGCCCAACCGAAAGTAGACCTCCTAACCGAGCTAGCATTTCATGAGTTCCTCAGCGATGAGGATATCACTGAATATGTTCGCTATCTGGTTAAGAAAGGTACTCTCCAGGTTGAAAGTATCAAATCCTTTTCGGATATTGATATTTCTGGTGAGCAACCATCCCACCCCGATACCTTGTTTCGGAAGTTCCAAAGCATGTTATCAGGCAAGTAGCTGCAACACCGTTTAGGCCGCAAGGCCTAA